CCCGCAGCGGTAGCTTCACCGTTAATAGAGCCAGGTATTCCAGCAGAATCTATAGCTCCGGTAGCTGTTTGTACCATCTTCTGGAGTTGGTCAGCTTGAGCGAAGGTAATTTGAGAGACTTGTCCGAAGTTAAACGGCTGTAATACTTCTCTGGGGTCGCCGTTAGTTAATAATATCTTACCAGGACGGACTTCTGGTCTTGCACCCCTTGGTAGACGGGTGGCATCCATAGCCATCATAGGGTGTACAGTTAATGCTAGGGCGTCTATTCTGGCCCTCAATTCAGCATCTAGTGCCTTTTGTGAGTTATATCCTTTCTCACATACACCCCTACCCCAGAATCTTCCCGGAACTATATCCCAAGGGAAGGCCACGACAGGTCTATCGCCCATCATGTAGGGGTTTCGTTCTACTTTAAGTAGGGTTCCACCGTTAGCAATAACAATAATACATTCAATGTAATGACCGTCTTCCTCTTCAATCTCAAAGTCTTCTTCATCTTCTACGAGATATTTAGGGACTAGACCGTAGTATTTAGTAAGACGAACCTTATTATCAGGTTGGTCAATTAACTCAGGGTCAGGGTCAAGGTCGGTATCGTTATAAGCTAGGGTGATGTCAACGTCCTTGTAAACACCACTTTCTTGTAGGAGTTCTACTTGGTGATACGGGACAAATTCATCAACAGCAACACCAATAGCCTCCTCAATAGAAGTTGCTACGGGGTCAATCAAGAAGTTTTGTGGAAGGATTGGACGGAGCTTACAGACTGTTCTGTCTGCTATGTTTACTCCTACTGCCTGCATCTGCCCTTCCATTATTGGTTGGGAAGCTGGCTTCATTTCTTTTTCTTCTTGCAGCACTATTTCTGCAACGCCAGTCCCATAGACGGCGGCGTTTATCAGACATTCAGCAACACCCTTTCTTGCTTTGTTTTGCTGAAAATCTCTATAAAGTTGTTCTCTAAGGAATACAACATCTTGAGGTTCACCATCCCTCAAATCATCCTTAATGTCAAAGAATCTTCCTCTTCCAAATGTAGCTTCTTCAATTTCAGCTACTGAGGATTCAACAGCCTGTTGTAAGGCTGGGGATATAATCTGGCTTCTTTCTGAGTCACGGGTCTTATCTTCTGCGGAAAACTGTCCTCTCCACAGACGATTATACTCTTCAAACTTATCTTGGTAGTTATTATCAAAGTGGTCACGCCATGAGTTACACTGTTCCATAACCCAGTCTTCAACGCTTTGTAGAATTGCAAACTCTTCTTTATCAAGCATATTAGTAACCAGCTACCATATCGACCACATCAAAGTGGTCTTCTTCAAAGTCGTATGAGTAGGAGACGTTAGCCAGTTGGTCTATGTAGGCCAGGGCGTCCACCATGTCATCATGTGTTAGGGCATCAGGGAATTGAAATAGTTCATCCATGAATTGAACATTCCATTCACCTTTGTTAAGGTTAATCAGGCCGTTCTCAAATCTTCCTTGTAACGCCCACATAACCCTATCTGTTTTCTTCTTGTTTCCGTGGGTTAGTTCTTCAACCCTAAAGAAACGAGAATACTTCTTCATCAAGTCAGTTAATGGAGACATTACAGCTTGACGGGCTATACCCTTCTCTATACCCACAGAGATAGGTTGATAGTCCCTAACAGCTTGAAATATCTTCTGGGCAGTCTGGTCTAAAGACCACCTACCCGTAATTATATCCTTAACCCACCACCCTTGGCTACCCACCTTTACCACGGCGATAGAGGTGTTGTCAAGATTTTTAGTTTTGTTTTTCTTCCCAACCTCCTCAAAGCCAGCTAAGTCAATGGCTATGTAGTAATCACCATCAGGCTCCTCCTCTGAAAATCTAACCCAGGACTCCTTAAACATCTCGGAACCACGGGCCTCAAAGGATGCCATGAACTCCTGCCTAAAGGCGTAGGAGGACATAGATATTTTAGCTTGGTCAATCTCACTCTTATCTAGGAGATTGTTGTCGTAGCTAGTGTAATGCCATGCTTTGAAGTTGGGGTCGCCACCTAACTCGGCTTGTTTGTAGAGGTCATAAAAATGGTTTCTACCCATTGGTGTCCCAATGAACAAAGCACTTGCCTTCAAGTCTGACAGAGCTGGGCGTAAAATCAACTCCCATACGTCAGGCTTCATGTCTGCGTATTCATCTAATACTAAATAGGCTAGGGAGACACCCCGCATAGTCTCTGGCCTGTCAGCTCCTTTTAGTGAAATGGTAATCCCGTTAATTAGCTTAATTTGTAAGTTGTTAACGTGGGAGCCTTGAACCATGTCTCCTCCTAATTCTAAGAGGAGGTTCCACATAATATCTCTAGCTTGGCCTTGGGTAGGGGCTACATAGAAAACATGTCCTTTAGTAGCTTGTAAGGCGTTCACTAGAAGCAAGTAAGCCGCAAGACGGGATTTACCTGTCCTACGGCCTGCTGCGACTACCTTGAAGCGGGTTGGGTCGTTCCAGACCGCCTGCTGCCAATTTAGTAGGTTTATATCTAAATTCACTTCCTAGAAGTCTTCTTGGCTATTTTTTTTGGTTGTGCAGAATGCTGTTTGCCCTTTCTAGTATCCTCGCGCTTCTTTCTTG